ATTTATCCGTTACCTGTCCTTGAAAAAGAAGTAAATCGTTATGTAAAGGAATACATTGAACCAAAACGTGCATTCGGAGAATTAGGACATCCTGACGGGCCGACTGTCAATTTAGATCGTGCATCACACATGATTACCTCTTTGAAAAAAGAAGGTAAGAATTTTGTTGGACGAGCAAAGATTTTAGATACACCAAATGGACAAATTGTTAAGTGTTTGATTGATGAGGGTGCAAGACTAGGTGTTTCTTCAAGAGGAATGGGAACATTAAAACAAGATGAAAAGAACTCTCAGATTGTACAAAAAGATTTTTATCTTGCAACCGCAGCAGATATTGTCGCAGATCCTTCTGCTCCTAATGCTTTCGTAGAAGGTATTATGGAAGGAAAAGAATGGATTTGGGATAATGGACTTTTGCGTGAACAAGATATAGAACGGGCGAAGAATAATATTCTAAAAGCCACTTCCAAAAAACTTGAGGAAGTAAAAATAAACGAGTTTAAAAATTTATTATCAAAGTTGTGATATTATAAATATTACTACAGTAAACGAAATATACCATTAACTATTAGGAGTATCAAGTTCTATGGAAAATACAACTCAAGAAGAAATTCTGGAAGAAACTGAGCAAGAAGGACTTGTTGAAGCTCCAGAACAAATTGAAGAAGACAAAGAAGAAATTGTTGCAGAAACACCCAAAGCAAAAGTCAAAGAAGATGATGACGAAGATGGTGACGAAGATGACGAAAAAGATGATGATGATGACGAAGAAGAGGAAGATGAACAGGTAAAGAAAGAGGAAGTTAAAGTTCCTTCTACTAAATCTGCTATGATCAAAGCCCTTTTCGATAAAGTCAATGGTCTGAAGAAAGAAGAAGTTTCTGCAAAATGGAAAAATCTTATGGATGTTGCAGAAGCAGAAGATCTTGGGGGCCCAACACCAGATGATTCTGATCCAGAAAAAGATGAAGTTGGTAAAAAGAAAAAGAAAATGAAAATTTCCATGCCTGAAATCAATGTTAAAGAAGATATTGATGCATTGGTTGAAGGAGAAGAACTCTCAGAAGAGTTTAAGACTAAAGCTTCTACTATCTTTGAAGCCGCAGTTCACCAGAAGGTAATGGAAATTGCAACTGTAAAGATTGACGAACTCGAAAAAGAGTATCAAACCAATCTTCAAGAAGAGATTGTTTCATTCCGTGACGAATTGACAGAAAAAGTCGATGGTTATCTCAACTACGTAGTTGAAGAGTGGATGAAAGAGAACGAACTTGCACTTGATAGTTCATTGAAAAGTGAACTTACTGAAGAGTTCATAGGCGGACTTAAAAATCTCTTTACTGAACATTATATTGAAGTTCCAGACGAAAAAGTTGACATCGTTGAAAGCCTGTACGACAAGGTGGAAGAACTTGAAGGAAAATTGAACTCTCAAATCGATGATAACGTTCAAGTTACAAGTGAACTTAACGAATATCGTAAGGACAAGATCTTAGAAGAAGTTTGCGAAGACCTTGCAGACACACAATCTGAAAAGATGAAAACTCTCGTAGAGGGTGTTTCTTACGAAAATGATGCAGATGATTTTGAGAATAAAGTTAAGACAATTAAGGAAAGTTATTTCCCTAATCAAACAAAACAGGATGAAAATGTTGAACAAGAAAGTGATGGATCATCTGATGGAGAAGAAGTTTCTGACCCTAAGTTGAATAACATCATGGAAGCATATAGTAAAGCTATTGCTCGTAATTAATAATTAAATATTTTTTAACAATATAAGGAGTTTAAAAAATGCAACTCTCAGAAACAATTAATAAAAAGTGGGCTCCAGTTCTGGATCATCCAGATCTTCCTAAGATCAGTGATCCATATCGAAGAGCAGTCACCGCTATGTGTCTTGAAAATGTTGAAAAACAATATTCTCAAGATCAAGGTGGTGCAGGACTCTTAACGGAGGCAACCCCGACTACTGTAATGGGACTAACATCTACTAACCCATCTTTGGGTGGTGTAGCTGGTGCTTCAGTCCAAGCTAGTGCCGATTTTGCAGATCCAGTTTTGATCTCAATGGTTCGGCGTGCAATGCCTCAACTCGTAGCATACGATGTTTGTGGTGTTCAACCTATGTCCGGCCCA